AGTCTGGCGTGTCGTCAACGACGATACCTACAGCGACATTCGCGACATGATGCCGCTGGACTAAGCCTTCCGCAGTAACAACGAGGGGGCGTTCGCGCCCCCTCTTTCTCATTCAAATGGAGCCAACCATGTCCGCCAAACCCCACCGCGTCCAGCTACTCGAGGAAGCCGCTCGCCTAACCTCAGGCGACCGTGACGTAGAATACGGCCCCCCGTTCAACAACCTTTCCGACTGCGCCTCGCTTTGGTCCGCTTACATCGAGGCTAAGTATAGCGGCCGCAGCCTCAACCTCACCTCCGAGGACATCGCTTGGCTTAACGTGCTGCAAAAGATGGCGCGCACCTTCGCGGGTAAAGTCAAACCCGACACCTACGCCGACGCTGCAGCCTACTCGGCCATCGCAGGTGAGTGCGCCAATATCGAGGAGTCGATGAGATGACCTCCGGCATCTTCCGCACCGTCCCAATCGACTCGATCACAATCTCCCGCAGCGAAAGACAGCGGCGGGAGCTTCGTGACCTCCCCGAGTTGGCAAAGTCAATCGCCTCCGTGGGCCTGATCAACCCGCCAGTCATCGACAAGGATAACGTCCTCGTCGCAGGCGAGCGCCGTCTAACCGCCTGCCGCGATATACTCGGCTGGACCAGCATCCCGGTACAGTTCGCCGACGACCTTCCGCCCGATCAGCTTTACCTAATCGAGCTCGAGGAAAACGTCAAGCGCGCCGACCTTGACTGGAAAGATAACGTGCAAGCCGTGGCCAACTACCACGAAATGCGGATGCGAACCGAGACAACGTGGAACGCATCCGCCACCGCTACCGCTCTTGGCATGACGCCAACCGAGGTAGCAAGCAAGCGCATGGTAGCCGCAGCCCTTGCCGAGGGTGATCCGCTTGTGGTAAACGCGGACAAATACTCCGTCGCTCTCGGCGTATCGCAGCGCAAAGCGGAACGCAAACGTAGCGCGGAGTCCGATAGGCTTTCGGGCGGAACCGCTACGCCTAACTCAACCACCATCATTTTCGACGAGGCCTCGGACATTTCCGAGTCCCTATGGAACGAGCCCCTCCCCCCTGCGCGCACCGTCCCCTATCTCCTCGCCGACTTCAACGATTGGGCCTCAAGCTACGCCGGCCCAAAGTTCAACTTCATCCACTGCGATTTCCCTTACGGCGTTGACGCCCAGGAACACGCTCAGGGCGCGGGCCAAGCCTTCGGCGTCTACGCCGACTCCGCTAACATCTACTGGTCCCTTATCGAAACCCTTTCCGACTCCATGCCGAACGTAGTCTCCGACTCCGCTCACCTCATGTTTTGGTTCAGCATGGATTACTACACCGAGACCGCGCTTCGCCTTGAAGCTATGGGATGGCGTGTCAACCCCTTCCCACTCATCTGGCATAAGTCCGACAACAGCGGCATCCTTCCCGACCCCCGCCGTGGCCCTCGTCGCATTTACGAAACCGCCCTGCTTTGCTCACGCGGCGACCGCTTCGTAGTCCAGTCCGTCGCCAACACTTTCTCCGCGCCTAATCAAAAACTGATCCACATGAGCGAGAAGAACCCCGCCATGCTCGCCCACTTCTTCCGCATGTTTGTTGACGGGAGTACGACAATGCTTGATCCAACTATGGGCAGCGGCAATGCTGTCCGAGTGGCTGAAAGTATGGGCGCGGCTTCAGTCTGCGGGCTGGAACGTGACAAGGAGTTCTTTGACCGCGCAAGCGAAGCCTACATTGCTTGCTTGACAGAAGGGGTAGAGGTAGGCTAGTATGGTCATTGAATACGATTAAACAGCCATACCGGGAGTCTAACCTATGATAAAAAAAGCGGTCTTTCTATTCGACACTACAGGCTACGCCGCGGAACCCTTCACTAAAGCAGGTTGGGAAACCGTCATAATCGACCTGCTTAACGTGGGCGAGCATAGTAACAACCCGAGAGCAACGCACACACTATCTTGGAATATCCTTGAGCAAGAGGCCAAGATTGTTGAGCTATGCAAAGGCGCTACTTTCATCTTCGGCTTCCCTCCTTGCACCGACCTAGCCGTATCCGGCGCGAAACACTTTGCGGCTAAAGCTGTGGTCGACCCGTTGTTTCAACAGAAGGCTACCAATTTGGCCCGCTCGGTTGAGCGCATAGCAACAAAAGCTGGCGTTCCTTGGGCGTTGGAAAATCCGGTAAGTCGCTTAGCTACCATCTGGCGAGCGTCCGACTACATATTCCATCCTTGGCATTACGGGGAGTATTTACTGAAAGGCGAGAAGCACCCAGACTATCCTCGCTACATTCCCGCGCAAGACCACTACTCAAAACCGACATGCCTATGGAAGTCCAAGGATTTTATACTGCCGAAGAAAAGACCAACTACTAAACCTGAAGGATGGTCGCCGCAAACCACATTGTTAGGCGGGAGCTCTGCAAAAACAAAGCGTATTCGTAGCGCTTCCCCTAGGGGATTTTTTATAGCTTTACAAAAAGCTTGGGATGAAATTTGATGCTAATCGTAACCGAATACCTCAGCGACAAGGACGAACAAGGCCCCCTCACCTCCCCGATCGGTCACGTCTTTCGCGGCTGGCTGCGTCAAGCGGGCATCGACGAGCGCGATTGCCACTTCACCTCCGTGCTGCAATCAGGCACCATCAACGAGGTGCTTACCCGCGACAAGCACCTCGCAGTTAAAGGCGTCCGCACTGTCATGGGGAAATACTTCCCCGCCAACCGCTGGGCCGATGTAGAGCGCCTGTGGTCAGTGGTGGATAAGGTACGGCCCAACGTCATCCTCGCCCTCGGCGATCTATCCCTCTGGGCCTTGACCAGTGAGAAGTCACTCAAATTCGCCCGAGGTCGTGTGACCGCCGCCAACTCCCGCCTGCCTTGGGCCAAGGTAGTCCCGACATTCTCCCCCATCCAAATCATGTCCGAGTACAGCAATCGCCCAATCCTCTTGGCCGACTTGGCGAAAGCTAAACGCGAGGACGCCTACCCCGAACTCCGCCGACCGCAGCGCTTCCTGCACATCGCCCCCTCGATCAACGATTTGCATGAGTTCTACTCCACCTACCTATCCTCCGCAACGGCAGTCTCCGCCGACATCGAAACCAAAGGTACGATGATAACCTGCGTAGGCTTTGCGCCCGACGCTAACCGAGCCCTCGTCATCCCCTTTTTCGACGAGAACCAGGCCGATGGAAACTATTGGCGCACAGCTGCTGAAGAGCGACAAGCTTGGCAATTTGTCGAACGCGTCCTCCGCGAAAAGAAATCCTTTGGGCAGAACTACCAATACGACATGGGATACCTATGGCGGCAGATGGGCATTCCCTGCCGCAGGTTCTCCGACGACACCATGCTACTCCACCACGCGCTGCAGCCGGAAATGCAAAAGGGTCTAGGCTTCCTCGCGTCCATTTACACCAACGAGCTTGCTTGGAAGTTCATGCACAAGATTAAAGCAAGCGATAAATCAGCAAAGAAAGGCGACGTGGAATGATCTACCTAGCATCCCCTTACACGCACACCAGCCACGCCATCCAAGAGGAACGCTTCCTAGCGGTAAGCCGCATAGTCGCCCACTTCCTTCCTCTCGAGCGCGAGCCAGTCTTTTCCCCTATCCTCTACTCGCACGAGTTGGCAAAGAATTTCTCCCTCGCCACCGACTTTCAATCCTGGCTCCGCTTCAACAACGCCATGCTCCGCATGGCAAATAAGCTATGGGTCTTACGCCTTGACGGTTGGGAGGAAAGCAAGGGCGTGAAGCACGAGCTCGCTGTCGCCGAGTTCATCGGTATCCCTATCCACTACCTCAACGAGAACGGGGCGTTCGCAAATGTTTAAGCATCTGACAGGCGACACGGCTATTGTGCGGAAGAACGGCGTGTTTCGAACCTGCGATCTATACAGCTACAAAGGGCAGTTGTTTGTAAAGTATGGCGCAGGCTTTATTCGGCTTAACTCCGACGGAGGTTCAAGCGTCGATACCGTCCGGCTAGACATGCTAGTTTACGACGGCCCGCTATACAAAGACCGCTTTGGCAGGCTTTGCGTTGAACCTAGCGAGGGCCTTATCGCCTTACAGGTTAACGTCGAGGGGCTAATCACAACACTCAGCATAGAGGGACCAACGAAATGAGGGTCCTCGACAGTTCCCAACTCCCTGACGACCTTGACGGGAATGAAATCTACTGGGCCTACAACGGCTTCGATTGCGGCATTACGTTTGAAATCCGCGACAAGCTGCTCGCTCTGCTCGACCCCGTAACCGAGGCCACTTACCAACGCGCGCTTGACATCCAGGCCCCATTCCTCGAAATGTCCTTGCGCGGCATCGCACTCAACCACGCGCATATCAAGCAGCAGAAGGCCGAGTACACTGCCACAATCGCCACCCTCGAGCGCATCCTGTCCCGCTATTGCATCGAGGGGCTTGGCCTTCCCACCACGTTCAACTGGCGGTCGCCGCTGCAGCTTAAGACCTTCTTCTACGGCATCCTCGGCTTGAAGGAAATCCGCAAGCGCAACGCCAACGGCGTGATGGCCGCAGCCAGCGACCGCGAAACGTTGGAAAAGCTTGCCTCCCTCTACCTCGCCGCCATGCCTTTCGTCTCCGTCATACTTGCTCTCCGCGACGCAGGGAAATCGCTTAGCTTCCTCGACACCAAACTCGACGCCGACGGTCGTATGCGTTGCAGCTTTAACATCGCGGGCACCAACACCGGCAGGTTATCATCCGCTTTCTCCAGCGCAGGGACAGGGACCAATTTACAAAATGTGGATAGAAACCTCCGATACAATTTCGTCCCCGACAAGGGCAAGGTCTTTGTCAACATCGACCTCGAGCAAGCCGATAGCCGAAATATCGGTGCCCTCTGCTGGGACATGTTTTACGACACGATGGGTCCGGAGTTCGCCGGGAGCTACCTTGACGCCTGTGAGTCCGGAGACCTGCACACCACGGTCTGCCGTATGGCATGGCTCGATCTCGGATGGTCCGACGACCCCGCCACCCATCGAGCCATAGCCGACCAAATCGCCTACCGAGAATTAACCTACCGCGACATGAGCAAGAAGCTCGGCCACGGCACCAATTACTACGGCCAGCCCCACACTATGGCGATGCACACTAAAGTCCCGGCGGAACAGGTCGTGGAGTTCCAGCTTAAATACTTCACCGCTTTCCCCTGCATCCCCGCGTATCACAAGGAGACTATCCGCCTGCTGCAAACCACTGGGCAGCTGACCCACCTCTACGGCCGCAAGCGCTGCTTCTTCGGTCGCCTTACCGACCAGACCACAATCAACCAAGCAATCGCCTATGGCGGGCAAGGTATGACCGGCGAGGAAATTAACATCGGGGTGCTTAACCTCTGGCGTGATCCGGCTTACGAATTACTCGTCCAGGTCCACGACAGTATCCTATTCCAAATCGACGTGGATAAGATGGAAACGCTAGTCCCTCGCGCCGTGCAGCTTCTCCGCGCGCCGATCACGCTCGTCGGTGGGAGAGAGTTCTGCGTTCCGGTAGAGGCTAAGGTAGGCTGGAATTGGGGTGATGTCAAGTACGACAAGCAGGGTAATGTATCCGGCAACCCCTTCGGCCTGGCTAAATGGCGCGGCAGCGAGAACCGCAATCCGCCACGGCAAGCCACAGTCAGGCAGTTTTCCATAAGGGACATAATGTGACTAGACGCTTGGGTGATTGGATACAAACCTTTCACGATCACACTGACTACATAACGTCGCCCAGCTTATTCCGTAAGTGGGGGGCGATTGCTTGCGTAGCCGGTGCGCTTGAGCGGAAGGTTTGGGTTCACTCTCAAGGCGCTAACCTATTCCCAAACATATACACAATCCTAGTCGGCCCGCCGGGAGTAGGTAAATCCGCAATAACCTCCCGCGTTCAAACCCTATGGGGCGAGCTACCCGAACACTTCATGGCCCCGAGCAACACAACCAAAGCCGCGCTTATCGACATGCTTACAGAGTCCACTCGCGTCGTCCTTCGCCCAAAGGAAACACCGCAGGTCATCAACTTCAACTCGCTTAAGATACTTTCCAACGAGTTAGGCGTCCTGCTCCCGGCCTACGAGGGCGAGTTCATGTCCACCCTCACCGACATATATGACGGCACACCCTACGAAGAACGCCGCCGCCACAGCAAGACCGCGCCGATCAAGATTGACAGCCCGCAGTTTAACCTGCTCGCCGCTACAACTCCCGCGCACCTCAACGACTTCCTTCCCCCAGGTGCGTTCGACCAAGGCTTCCTTTCCCGCTGCTTTCTCGTCTACTCCGGCGAGATAATCCTTCGCCCTTTGTTCGAACAGCAGCTAGTCAACAAAGAGGAGTGGCGCAACCTAATCCTCGACCTTAAGCACATCGCGCGCCTTTACGGGCAGATGAAATTCTCCGCCGAGGCCGCTTCCGCTATAACCGCTTGGCACATGGGAGGAAGAAATCCCTTGCCGCGCCACCCTAAGCTGCACAATTACTGCACCCGCCGCACACTTCACTTGCTCAAGCTATGCGTCGTGGCCTCGGCCAGCATAAGCGACCTACTCGTCATTGAGATGGAGCATTACCTAACCGCTATGGATTGGTTGATCGAACTCGAAACCGCAATGCCGGACATTTTCAAATCTATGTCCTCGGGCGGTGACGCCAAGGCGATTGAGGAGTGCTGGTATTTCTGCTTCCAGCTATACGCGCGCAAAAGCGTTCCGGTGCCGGAGGCTAAGCTATACCAATTCTTGCAGGAGCGCGTACCGGCGCACAGCGTTGAGCGAATGATTGACGTGATGTGCCGGGCAGGGATATTGAAAAAGGTTGATGTGAATAAGATCGGGCCGTGCTATGTTCCTAAGGAAAAGCACAAGCCCGATTGAGTTCATGCCGCCACCTTCACGCGCATAATCTCGCCCCGGTCGCGGTGCAGCGTGATAGCCTGCAACTGCGCCCGCGCCGTGTAAGCGTGGCTTACGGCATGGGCG